TTTTGCAGGTCTTCTATTTTTTTAGAATCAGTCATTATTTTAAACTCCATATTTTACTCGCTTCATCTTTCATACCTGTCCACAACCAAGAGTCTAGGTTAGGATATGTAAGAGAAGCTATCTCATGCTTATCATTACTGACAGACAAAAACTTTTGTATACCGAAAGCTACTTTAGTAAGTTGCTTCTTGTATGCAGATAAGTTTTTAAGTGTGAATACCTTATGTTCTTTAGGACTTGCAAAGAACAGGTCTACACTACTCTTAGGGTATGCCATAGAATATAATGCCATCTGTCTTTTCTGTGCTTCAGTAGGTCTTGTAGGCATCCTTGTGGTTGTCTTCAAGTCAACTATCTTGTCATCAAATCGGAAGTCAATATATCCTATGATAGGTACAGGTAAGTCATCAATTTGAACTGAAACTTTCTCTTGGTATGCTTCAAGATTGTCATAGTTAAAGTTCTCATCAATGACCTTACCAAAGCCTTCTAACAACTTCTTTTCTTTAGCTGTCTTCACATCTCCTAAATCAACACCTGATTCAGCACACAGAGACATGAAGTGCATATCTAAATACTTATAGTCAAAGGTTTTCTTTTCGTACTTGTCTGCTAAAGCAGCTTCAGTAGCAATACCCCTCACAGCACTAGCACCACTAGATGATTTAACACCAAACAAATACCTAGCAACCCACAAAGCATTATCATTAATGTATGTGTTGATGCTACTAGGTGACAAGTATTTGATACCATGTACTGCGAAGGGATTATTACTTAGCACTATGCATTTTCCACTTCTATGAAGTTATCCTCTGCGTCAATGATGTCACTAACTGCAGTAGACATATCTTCATCAATGGAGTTTTGAGAAGCCTGTTCGTTCCACTCGGATACTATATACTGATTATAGTTCTCCACCCAAGCTAGAAAGTCTCCAAACATAACTTGGTCTTTATCTGACAGGTCTATCTTCTCAGACAAGTTCAACGTGCTAGTAGGCAAATAGAACTTACTACCATTAGGTAGCTTTCTAGGTTCAGTAGCTAGAGCTATAGTATGCTGAACAGGTAAGCATTTCTGCTTCGCAAGTTTTGTAAAGTTAGCACCAATAGTTTTGAATGCTTCTCTATTATCTATCTCCCATATGAATGGGGTAGTCTCAAACTCAACGCTATTACCATTAGCATCAACAGCATCATGTAAGTCTACTAAACCAAACACTACACGTACACGTTTAATCTGCTTGATAAGGTCTTTAGTTTTATCAGGCAGAGCATCAAAGTCTTGTATCCAACCTGCAGGTTTACCACAGTTGAATCCACCTTGATTATCCTTTAGGTCTTTATTAAGATTGTCAGCCATGACAGTCTTATGATAAGTACCCATAGGTTCTCCTTTTTTTGCAGACATATTCTTTACAAATCTTTTGTACATATATCTCTGCATGAAAGGTCTGATAGTTGCAGTCTTACCATACAACACCTGACCTTCAGGAATGTCTAATTTGTAAGTACCACCCTTCACTATAACCTCATCATCCTCTTCAATCGGAGCATGATTGATTCTAAATCTAGGTAGTTGTGGAGATTTCTTTTCCACTGTATTAGACTCATTTGCTATTCCCATAGCCTTTGCCATAGATTCATAATTGTTAGTGTCTATGGTCACTAAGTTTGCTTCTGTCATATATATTCTCCTTTCAGAAAGTTAAAATGTTTCATAGTTATATCAGCTAACATCTTTAGTGTCAAGCCAATTATCACCTATTTTTGCTTCTAATAATAAAGGCACATTGAAGTCTATTCTAAACTGTTGATTTATAATAGTATTCATGTCTTCATTAATAGACTTTAAGATGAAAATAACTTTGTTAATCTCATCAGGGTGTACATCAATCACAATAGAATCATGTACTGTATTCACGATACAAGACTGAAGTAACTTTAATCTGTCTTCTATGTGTGTAAGAACCAATGGAACTATATCTGCAGTTGCAAAACTCTGCACAGGATAATTCTTTATCTGTGTAAAGTTAGATACAGAGCCATTCATTCTTCTTTCTACATCAGGAAAACTAAACTCTCTTCCTGATGGTGTAGTAATACTTCTCTTTTCTAGAGCTTCTTTAGCCAATCTGGAGTGCCATGATGCAACTCCTTTGTACTTCTTTGTGAAGTCTTGATAGTATTTTGCTTCTGCTTTTGTTCTACCAAATCCTGTCGCACCATACAACGGAGCAAAGGTATGTGCTTTAGCATCCTGTCTAGTAGTAGGCTGACCTGATTTCGTAATGACGTTAGCAGTGTACGCATGAACATCAAAGCCTGTTCTAATCTCATTTATAGCCACCTTATCTTGTGATAAATATGCGGCAGTTCTAAACTCTAGCTGTGCAAAGTCTGCTTCTAGAATCTTACCACCTTCCCAACGTGATACAAACACCTTCTTTACAGGAAACGTGCCACCTCTTGGCATATTCTGCATATTAGGGTCTGCTCCACTAAATCTGCCTGTCGCAGTTCTATGTTGTAATAGTCTTACGTGTAACATACCATCAGACTTTACGTGTGTCTTTATACCTTCAACGAAGGAAGACAAGTATGTATCTAGGGCAGACAATCTCTTGAGGTCTTGTAAGAAACCACTAGCTTCTTTCATACCTGCTCGATTAGCCATGCCTTGTAGTACATCTAGATTACCTTTGGATACACCAAACCCATTTGCAGATACCCACTTGGCATTTGGTGCATTAAACTTTAGTCCTGCTATTACATTATTGGGGTTAAAAATATAGCCACTAGCAGAACAATGTATGCAATTATTTGCATTAGCGTAAGGAGTTCCATTCTTTCTTACCTTTCTTACCTTGCCTGTACCATTACAGGTCTTGCACGTAAGTGCTGTTGTTTTATATACAATGTCAGAGTTCTCTCTGATTGCTCTCTTGAAGTCATCGTGAGCCATGTGAGGAATAAACGCATTTGCCCACATAGCTTTGTCTTTAGGTTTTCTACTGTAGATAACCCATGACATCTGTTCAGGACTGTTAAGATTGATAGGCATATCCCCCATTAGATTTCTTACTTGTGAAGATAATCGCTTCTCAATCTCTTGCTTCTCTGTCTCAAACTCTTTTCTTACAGACTCTAGTTTTGTCTCGTCTACCTTGAACCCATTCCTATGTGTTCTCGCTAACGTGACACATACCTTGTTTGTAAGTAACACTGTATCCATAAGATGAGCATACTTAGTAGAGTTAAGTTTCTTGTACTGTCTATCGGACAACTGCTGTGTAGCGTGTAAATCTGCAGACAAATACTGTCTTAGCTCTCCTCTAGGTATCTCATCTGTAGCATAACCCTTTGCAAAGTATTCCTTCAAGGTATCTTCTTTCTTTGTCTCTAGGTCATACCTTTCAGCACAGTCTTTGAGATGCAAAGGTTCTTTGAGACCTCTCTGTAATATATACTCTGTAAGCATGGTGTCAAAGACAGGACCATCATACTTGAATCCACATTCCCACATCCACATTAGGTCATATGCTATGTTATGTCCTATAAGTATTGTTGCTTTATCAAGCAACTCTTGTATGTCGATGTGCTGTGTGCCACCTGAATCCATATTAAACAGATACTCGTTACCTATATCTGTCAGACATCCCACCATAACTAACTTGTTAGTAGGTTCGTATGGGTCGAGATGCATTCTACCATCTCTCTTTGTTACTGTATTTTCTACGTCTAATGTTAACTTCATGCACTATACCTCGCTGTGTGTGGGTTGATGTTGCAGTTTATCATGCCATGCCAACCTGTAATTTTGTTCTTAACAACATTCAAATGTCTCATGGTTGATTCTTCATCAATACCTTCAACACTTGCAGGTTGTCCTATTAATATCATTAAGTCAGCTTCTGCTGCCTTACCTGTACGTGAGCCTTCCATCATTGCCTGATTAAGTCTCTGCCTACCTTCTGCTTCTGCATTAAGTTGTGACATATAGAATATAACACAATTATATTGTTTTGCAATCTGTCTTGCATATATTGCATTTGCCTTGAGTGCTTCATCAGGTCTAGCATATCCTGCAGTACGTGCAAACTTATCTCCCATGTCAATCACAACTACGTCAGGATTAACACTCTTACACATACTCTCTACCCAAGACATATCCTCGCCTGTCACATCCTTTATCTTTAGATTAGGCGATATCTCTTTGTATCTATCTCTTGCCTGTGCAGGATTATCTTTTATCTGATACTTATCCATGTTTGAGGATGCAGTCAGGTATCTAAATCCTACTCTGTCATATGACTCTTCATTACATAAGACAACACACTTAGCACCTTGTCTTGCAAATCCATTGTCTCCTACAAGTAGAGATGCATGGAAGCTAGTCTTACCTGTGTTAGGTCTCGCACCTACCTCAACAAGATAGCCACCATTGACACCTTCTACCTTTCTAGCTAACTCAGGTAGATTAAATGACCACCTAGTTTGCTGACTCTGTTTAGCTATCAAAGTATCAAATGAGATATCATCCCATTCTATTCTCATCTCAGGTGTGAAGTCATCATTGTACTTCTCTAGTAAATCACGTAGAGGTTTCATACTTGTCTGCACACCATTGACAAAGTCAAAGCCAAGATTAGCTACGTCTTCCCCAATAACTTGTTGGAACAACTTAGATAACACATCCTGTGCTACATCTGTTCCCATAGGCTTCTGCCTTTTAATATCGTTGAACAATGCAGAGTAACCTTGCTTCTGTGCAGTAGTCATAGCAGGATTGCTAGACAAGAACAGAGCTTCAAGTTCGTCAGGGGTCACATCTCT